TCATCAACACCATCTGATGTAAAGCCTGCCTTAACTGTAGTATTGAGCACAAGAATAGAAGATCCAACTGAGGTAGCTCTAAGAGTATCTTTAGCAGTACCCGATCCAAAAGTTAAATACCCTAAGATATCAGGATCAATATCATCATCTACAACCTGCTCAATAATTTCTCCGTCATCCTCAACCTTGTAGACATAAAGCAGTTTATCATCTCCACCAGCCTCAAAATCTAGAGCGATAAGGAATTGTTGATCTCGTCCAGCTAAGAACCAGTACCACCACAAACCCTCAACATCTAAAATTCCAAGATCCTCTCCTACCCCCTCTAAAGGATAGAATCCGTTTCGTTTATCAATAGATCTTTCGGTTGTACAAAAGATATTATCTAATTCTTCAGCCTCAGAGGGTAACCGTTTAGTAGGAGCCTGTCTCCCAACACCGCCAGAAAGAGTATTAATTGGTATCTTAACAGGAAAGTAAGACCTTACATTACTCTTAAGACCTCTCTTAGCCATGATTAACCTCCGGGGTTAGTGGTTCTCCAGTATCTTAGTAAGGTTGCGTCATTATAAATACCGCTTCTATTCCTAGCTTCTCTAAGTTTTGATGAAGAAGACGTAAATACTGTCCTCCTCCTATCATCTAAGTCAGCAGCCTTACCCCTTGACATATATACTCCCTCAATACCAGCAAGATAATTGTCAGCATCAGCATCACCTTGAGTAACCATTTGATATTGCCTAGCAGCAGAGGAAAGGATTGCCCTTTGTACAGGTGTATCCATGTCTTCCCAATGAACCTTCTGAATGATTTCAATATGGTAAGTAGCGGCTTTCCATTGATCAGATTGGTCTGTTACATTCCACAGATACTTATCTGTTGTTCCTTTTGCAATACCAATAATATTATATCCATCATCAGTAGTGTGGTTTGAGATAAGTTCTGCCGATAAGGTATCATAGGGGGATGTAGGTAACTCAATTGTTCCCTTAGCAGCCTGAACAACCTTCTTTATATACCTATTGTTTGCTATTCCCCTCATTTGGAAGTCTCTAATAAACTGATCTAAACAAAACAAGGCTGTCTCTGTATCAAGCCCACTGTTTTCATTAATATCAGAAACTAAGGATTCTCCCGCCATTAATAACATATGATTAACTGCATCTAGTTTAGCTATACTTCCCATGAGAATCCTCCTTTTTAAAAAAATCCCCTGCTACCCAACGAGGGGCAGCAGGGGACGCATATGAATAACGTAACTATAAAGTTACACTAATTATTAGCTAGCTTGCGTGTAACCATCAGCATCAACATCAAGGTAAGCTGCTTCACGCATCTGTACCCGGTTATCAATACCACTTGCGGATCCGTCCTGTGTGTAGATCATTGCTGCACACTCTGGACGAAGAACGCCAGTACCCTGCATCATTGATGCAACGGTAAAGGTCGTATTACGACGGATATCATCCACCGTATCTACTTTAAGACCCTGCAATCGGATTGCTCCGACAGCCTCAGGGGTAAACATGACGGCACGAACACCGTTGATGGCTGCGGTAGTATCATCACCAGCATCATCAATACCGAAGTCAAGATTATACTTAGCTTCGCCAAGAGTCGTACCACCGGAAGTATCTCTCAGCTGATCCGAACCGTGGTTCGTCTTAATGATAGTACAACCCATATATTCAAGTGAGTCAACAAGTTGACCATATGACTCAGCTAAACCAGCACCAAGACTGTAAGAATCATTACCACTGAACATTGGACGACTTGCAGTATTGGAAGAACCAATACCAAGGTCAGCCGACGCACGAGCAACACCAAGAGCACGAATATCCATGAAACACTGAGGGCTTACAGCCATATACAGTCTATCATATGGAATATTATTTTCCTGAAGGAAGACAATGTACTTCTCAACCTTCTCAAGTGCCGACAGAGCACCAGTTGCTCTGTCATCCGCATCAGCACCCGAAGCACCCCAATCCTTGAGCTTAAGAGTGTCAGTACTATCACTACCATACAGAGCATCGTCCAAGTTCAAGCTTGGACGAGGATCATTTGTAATCTGTGAAGATGCGGCGGCACGAACCAAATACGAATACAACTGCTTATCTCTCGTGTTAGCAAGAGTTAAAGCAGCCTGTCGTGCCAGTTCGTTACGGAATTCCCACTGAGTCAGCATCATATCAACATTGTCAATTTCGAAGTGAGCGGCCATTGGTCGCTTGTCGAGAATGAGTTGGAATGTTGAAGTCTTGGATGCCGAACCACCGACTAACTCTACACCTGCGTCCCATGCGGGCAGCAAATCTACAGTACCAGTAATTGGGATTTCAACCGTAGTACCACTAGGAATTGTTCTAGAAGTACATAAACTTTCGAATTGATTATATTCATCATAGGCGTGAATAACTTCGCCGGACCAGATAGGAAGCCAAAGCTTACCAGCCTGTCCTGTGTTTGTTGAGTCACCTGCTGAGAAAGGTAAGCCCGAAGTTGGGGCTGTTACACTTTCACGGTAAGCAAGATGTCCATGAGCTAAATTACCTACTGCTGTCATGGTAATTTCTCCTTTTCAAATAAAGTAAAACTATTAACGCGGCTTTACATTATCTACATCTGGATTATTCCAAAGGAGTCCATACAGTAGCGGAACTTAATAGTTCAGTATCATCGTTTACTCCGGTTAAGGAGGGATTTATACAACTTAATTAAACTTCCCTTTATGGGGTCCGCTTTCCCCTATATTAATTAGACAGCTAGGGTGTTCCAATCAGTTATTGCCATTCTTCTCTGTACTATATCTCTATACTTTTCTTCTAATTGGAATCTAGGATCGTTCCTCTCCTTCTTAAACTCTCGCTGATTAGCATAAGGTAAAATACCTGTTTGGCTAGCAGAAACTTGTGTCAGGTTAGGGTTAGCCTTAGGCTCCCCTGCCTTCTGACTAGTAACTGCACCATCATACATAGATGCGAGACCACGAAGCGTAACTTCGTATGTCGAAGATGACAATCCTATATTAACACCCTGCATATCACTCTCTGATAAATTCTTAGAGGCCCACTTAAAGATTTTATCCATCCTGTCAGGACCGCCAACTACGTTAGCAGCCTTAGAATAGCTTTCTCTAAGCCTAGCCTTTTGTGCCAATACATAATCATCAAGCATTCTGTCAGAAAAACCAGTACGTTGTTTTATATCGTCTCTGGTTAAGTCGCTGAACTCACCCTTTGCGGCAAACTCCATGCCCCAAGATTCGTAGGTGGCTTCATCAACACCACTAACTTCCGGGGATTGCTCCGCTTCCGGTGTTTCTACGGGAAGTGGAATCCTTAACTCGTTTGTTAGTGTAGGCTCAACAGGAGCCTTCACTTCTTCAACAGCTGGGAGTTGAGTCTTAAGGTCTGAAATCTCTTGTCTTGCTTGTGTATACTGCTTCTGAGCCTCCTTAAGACTATCAAACCAAGCTCCAGCATCTTCAAAGTTTTCTGGAACCTTTTCATCACTAGTTTCAATGTGAGTAGAAAATGCTAACTTCTCTTGCTCGTGCTGTATCTCTTCTGGTGATTTTTCAACCTTTGTTTCTAATGTAGTTTCGCCTTCATTACCTAATGGATTATCGTTTGTCATTTAGTTCTCCTTTTCAGATTGTTCCCCCCCGATGAGAGAGTCTGATTATCGGTATACCATATACTGAATCATACCCGCAACAGCTGCACTAATAAACATTGCAGCTATATAAACTTTAGTATGAACAACAGTTAATCGTTGTTCAATTCTTTGTAATCTTTTATCTAACCTATCGAGTCTCATATTACTACGTTCGAGTTCATGTACTACTAACTTCTTATATGAATCCCAACCGTTAGTGTCCATATTAACGACCCGGCTTTGTTCTAAGAGCTTTACGAGCAGCTCTGGCAGCAGTTCTTTTTGTCAGTCTCTTACCGCTTCCACTAACTCTAGCCTTAGTCTTAGCCTTACTCTTCTTTTTGTTTTCTTTATATTTAGCCATAGCTCTCCCCTTTATACCACGCTCTTCCTTGGTGGGTTTGTTTTATAGGTGTGGGCTGCTGGGAGATTCCCCGTCAAGCCATATTTGTGGGCAAGATAGCCCTCGATTTCTTCTTGATATACAGCGATGTTGCCAGTACTTACGGCTCCTTCGTCTGATATAACAACCATTTCATATATAACGCCTTCGAAGTTACCTGAGGCACCGCTGCCATCTCCTAAATGACCAGAGATACTTGAAACATTAAACAAATCTGCACTACCTTCAAAAGCTAGGGTACCATTAACATATAGTATAGGCTTATTGGCCTTACGACCAAAAGTTAATATAAGATCATCATCAAAACTATAAGCAGAAGTTTTGGAGGTAGCGTTACTATCAAGATACATTGTAAGTGTCGTAGCAGAACTAGTACAATCTTTAGTTAAAGCCCATGTTGTTATATTTTTTGTAGTAACTATAAGGGTTTCCGAGTTATCATCTGGACCAATATTTACTACCATATAATGTAGGAAGTCACCAGTCCCATGATTCAAAGTATCTGTTGTATCGTCCACCATCTTGTCGGTAAAACCATCAAAGACCAGCCCATCAAACCCATTTAGTGGGGTTCCTAAGGTTGGCATATTGCCGAGAGCTGTCTGTGACCAATTGTTTTCTTCAGGAGAACGATCAGTAGCTTCAATAATCTTAGTGGGGTTGTTTGTCTCTGGTCTAAAGTATTCTGGAGATATCCAATTGATAAGCCTAGACTCAACATCTGGAGTCCAGATAGGACCAAGACGTATGTTCCAGTTTGTATCAAAGTCTTCTGGAAGAACATATCCCCTATTCTCTAGAATTTCGTTTCTTAATGATAATATATAATCTCTTGTTCCCCGACCTAAGTTCTCTGTCTGATTAGCAACACAAGTACTGCTGTTAGTAGTACCTACTATATCTAAAGTACGGAGAGGAGTATTAATATTCATAGATTAAACCCAAGCAAAGAAGAATTTAGTTGTAAAATCAGTTCCGACAGAAGAAACAACAGTAGCATCATTATAAGCTAATCTAAAATTAGGAGCGTATACTCCCGATAGATCTGCAAGATAGCTTGTGACCCCAGTACTAGCAGCAACTGAAGCGTCAAGAACAGAAACAGTAACCCAATCTGTACCGTTATGAGATGCTTGTATTTCAAGGGAAGCACTAGCAACATCAGGTACTACCTGAATATCCATACCCATGAGAAGCTTTTTGTTTTCAATGGAATCCGTAGAAGGTACAATAGTAGCACTGACACATTTATCAGTTGCGTTTGCCATGGTAGCGGTTGTGGGTGATGTTTTTACAGTATAGCCATTGACTGTTGCAGAAACAAAAGCTCCTGCTGTTGTTGTAGCCATAGTTCACCTCCTATTTATGTGAGAAAAAGAATTGCGATGTTCCAGAAGTTCCAATATCAACGCCACCGCTATTCAGTAACATTCTAAAATATGGAGCAACTATCCTTGTTGTATCTGGGTAGTATTTAAATACTCCAACGGTACCATCTAACTCGCTGTCAAGTGTAACAGCGGTTACCCAACTAGCTTTATCATGAGAGACCTGTAACACAAGGTCTGGACCACCGCCGCCAGTAAAGTTTGTCTTCGACATACCAGCAGTTCCGGTGTCTGTCAGAGTAACTGTGGTATTACCAGCTACACCACCTGTAGCCTGAGTAACAGTTACCACAGCCCCATCTACCGTAGCAGTAAACCTAGTTCCTGCCGGACCCGATGAGGTGTTGATTACATTCATCAAATTAGTAGCTGTGGCATCGTTGGAAGTTGTGGATTCCCACGTTCCCGCCACTGAACTTTGGTCACCATTAACAAAATCGTAGTTGGTACCATCAGTAGCAATTAGGTTTATCTTATCAGTACTATTAAGTTCGGTAAAAGCTGTAATTGTTATAGTACAGGTTGCAGTAGTATTATACTCCGTAGCCACAATAACACCCATAACAAGATCGGCGGCCTTGTTAGCAAGGTTATCAGTATTTGTATCTATAGCAATACTAGCAAGGGAATCGGTACCGCTAGCTAAGGTAGGACTAACTGCTGTTGTTCTAGAAGTATACCCACCAATAGTAGATGAAGAAAAAGCTTCTGCTGTTAGAGTAGCCATTAGATTACCCCCTGCTGCATAGCTTGCTGTATACCTTGACCGCCAGTAGCTTCCATATCCTGCATAGCAGCTTGTAATCCACCTTCAGTTACAGCTTGGTTAACCATTGTTGTCCTATCAGCAGATCCTTGAATCTGAGCCTGAGCTTGGGCTATTTCCATTTGCTCTTGTTTAACATCCTCTTCTGTTTTAATCCACTGTTGGGCATTAAAGCCGAGAGAACTGATAAGAGCTCTACCATATTCATCCCATCGGAACATTGCAGCAGCAGCTTCCGGTAGGTTTCTAACCATCTCACCCATTTGCATAAGCTTCTGTAGATCACTATCTCTACTAAGTGCCTGAAGACCAGTGACAATAGAAACACCTAACATCCCCTCTTCAGTAAACATATCCTGAAGTCTTTCATCTATCTCACTGTTGGTAGTCATAAGAAATACAGTTCGTCTTACAATAGGCTCCATCAAATCTCTAGCAATAGCCGAAAATGCTCCGCCAAGAACGTGTTCAAGTTCTTGACCAATCATTCTAACAGCAGTAGCTGTAACCCTTTCACCTTGGGGTATGCTAGCGGAGTCTAATAAGAAAGCTCTTCCTATTTCCTTACGTAATATATCTACACCGGTTTGTGTTGCACCAATCTGGGGGTTCATGGTTTGTGCAGGTGAGATTGTAAAGACTTCGTTAGGTCTTGAAGCAACAAAAGACCCAGAAGGAGATCCAGCAAGATCATCTATCTCAGTAATACCCGTTGGGTCAACACCCTGCCAAAACAGTGAAGCAGCAGAGATACCATTAATCAACCCCTCAGTAAATCCTTCAAGGGTTTTGATATCACCAATTAGATCCTCGCAATGTGATCGACCATAGTTCTCTCCGGGTACACCGACCCACCTAAGCATTATAAAGGGGGGTGTAGTATATTCACCACCACCTTGGAGAGCATTACCATCAGCATCTTGTCTTGTTATTGTCCAGACACCATCCTTAACAACAATTCTCATGTATACTTCTTTGTATCCCTGTCTATTATCCATTCCCTCTGAAGAAGACATTAAATAATCGTCACTATTCATAGCCTCAGGAAGCGACTCATATTCAACCATAATACATTCTTCTACTTCACCATAAACATCTCTACGACATACATATCTATCTAATCTTACAACCCTAAAGTTCATATCATCATCCATAATAATACAAACATCACCAATAACAATAAGATGTTGTAGTGCTTGGTAAATAGTTTCTCTTAAGTTACCAGCCGATAACTTAGTATAAACTTGTTGTGAAAGATTAGATAGATAGACCTGTACCTCTACCTCAGGTTCAATACCAGAACCCATCTCGAATTTAAAGAAAGGCATATCATTTAACGGCAACAATGCACTAAGCATTCGACTAGCCATAGCTGTAACACCTCGTGCAGGAATAGAACTAAATGGTTGGGGTAGTTGGCTTTGCTCTGTCCACCCTTGTGGTGGTAATAGAGATGGAATAGTAAGCGATGCACAATAACGAGATCTTTCTAGTTTAGACCACCGTAAACTATCAAGAATTTTGAATCGTTTTGCGATATCGACCATTAGTTATTCCCCTTATTCAGGTCTTGTTTCCTCTGTTGTTTCCTCTTCCTCTTCACTTTCAGTAATGAAATCAGTACCAAAAGCAAGCGAGGCAAACATATCAGCAACAGATGTATCAACATCTTTAGGTTCTTCAATACTTTCCGAAACATCAGCACCCATTTTTTCAAGTCTTTCTAGTTCAGATATTCTAGCTTCTTCTTCTTGTTGCTGCATCATTCTTTGAGCATCTTCTCGTGCTGCTCTTTGTGCTTCTTGTTCGGCCAAGAACTCTCTTTGTGCTAAATCTCTTTCAGCAGATAACTCTGCCTCCTTCTCTAAGAGACTCCTTTGATCTGCTGCAGATAAACCTTGAGGTATCTCTCCACTCGGCCCGCCCCCAAAGAATAAAGGATGGTTTCTAATCATGAGGGTCTCCCTTCTAATCTCCTAGCACCCCTACGTGATCTACGCCTCCAAGAACTTGCTTGCATACCGGGCGATCTACCTTCAGGAGAAATACCTACATCACCACCAGCTTCAACACCGGGTCGCACACCAAGATTAGCTTCTTCCTTTGCAAACATACTCAGCTTCTCTTGATAACCTTTATCTGTAACCATAGTCCTTGCTTTCATTGTCCGCACCTTCTCCTTGTGTTCTTGCCTCATCTTTGCCGCTTCCTCAGCCATATGTTTCTTGAATCCGCGTATCTGCCTTCGGATATCAGCCTTGGCTTGCTTAGCTGCAGCTCTAGCCTTAGCAATAGCTTCCCACTTAGCCTTTCTTATTTTACTACTATGCCCAAACTGTGGGTTGCCTGTCTCTTTGTTGATATTATTATTCTTATGGCCTACAGTATATTGAGTAAGGTCAAGACCAGCTCCTTCGAACATAACATCAATCTTCTTCTTAGACAAAGGCTCACTAATAATATCTAAAGGAATAACAATTTCACCGGGAGTTAAATGACCTAGAATAACATCGCCACCTGCACTAGCTGATTCTACTGAGGAGGGTTGACCCTTTGTTGGGGGCGGGGGTACTGGAGGTTGTTGTTCTCCTCCACCCATCATTCCCATCATTCCCTGCATCATAGCTTGTTCAGGATTGATACTAGGCATTACTTACTCCTTTTTTCTGAAGTTCGATAATATGTTCTATCGTGTAGATTACTTCTCGTTGACCGGCTCTAAAGATTGCTTCTCTAATAAACTCATCAGAGTCTTTCTCTAGATTATATTCAAGAGGCGGGTACTTTTTTCTTAGAAACTTTGCTAGGTCTACGTCCAGTAGACTTAGGTTCTTCCATTCCTGTTTCATTTGTATTACCTTTCTCTAAAGCCAAGAGTCTTTGATCAATGTCTTTAATAACTATAACCAATTCAGCTGGCAGTACTTGAGCGTTCATACGCATCTTACGATAAACTGTGGCTTTATTATGCAACATACTCATATTAGTTCTCCACTAAATCCACAACCTCACACGTACCACCGCTACACGCAAGTGTATGTGTGTTAGTTGTTGTATCTTCAAGTTCATAGAACGATAGATTCTCCCAGTTAATATTAGCTGGGGTTTGTTCCACCATTTCTAAATAATGTTCTTTACTTATAGCCTCGAATGGGGCTTGTTCATATACATGATCTGTTTGGGGTAAGAAAGATATACCAGAAACCCATTCCCAATTAGCATATATCCATTGACCTACTGAAAGAAAACTATTGTCTGTATAGTTTACTGTAACCGATGGTTTATGATCACACCAATATTTTTGATAAGTAAGCCACAACTCTAAATGATCAAGCGGATTATAGTGGGTATATGTTGTAGCTTCATTAGGTGACTTTACCGGGAAAGAGAAGATAGTAGTTGTGTCTCCTCTAGTAACACAAGATTCGTGGACAACACCTCGGTCCTTCATAAAGGCACACAAGGGGTTGTCTGTGTCTATCCTGACTCGCCTAATATAATACTCAGAGAATCTAGGATGGATTCCTGATGATGTATTAGCAACACACGAAGTAGTTCCGCTTGGTTTACAACAAGTGATAGACTTAGACTTCTCAATCCCTATAATCTCTGCCCACTTTTCGTTTGTTAAATGTGCTTCTTCTTTAAGCTTTGTTAATAGATCTTTCAGTGTCTCGTTGTTTGATGAGGTTAGCAAACTATCATATATACCCGTAAAGGAGACACCTAATAATCTTTCATCTTCACAGTTATTTTTCCACTCATGATCTAAGTAAGTAAACTTAGTGCACGCCGATTGGATTGTACCGAGAATAGTAGCCATCCTAACCTTACGTCTAAGAGTAGCCTCAGTATCATGGGATCTTATAACAACCTCTGACAAGTTACAGAATTGCTTAGGTCTCAATATAATTTCACTACACGGGTTAGTTCCCCACTTAGCTTTACTTCTGTAACTTCGCTCAGCAATGTTATTCATTGCTTCTCTATTACATATACCACGTTCACCGCTTCGAGAATCATATAACAAAGCCCACTCTTCCATAAACCTACTAAGTGTAGGCTTGGCTTCATAAACAGCAGAGTTATTAGATAGGGATCTGTGACTCGATCCTTCCCACCAAGGTCCAGACTTAGCCTTAGACATTTCTCTATCATCAAGATCAGACAAAGATATCAAAGCCGACCTGCGTACTCCTCCGGAGATTACAACCTCACCGATCATACAAACAAGATCGTGTACATTAAGAGAGGTTAACTTCTGTCCGCTTTGTTTATAAAACATATTAACTGTATACTTAAATAACTTTTCTAAAGGCTCAGGTCCACTGGCTCTTCCACCAAATGTCTTAAGCCTAGATCCTCTTGGTCGTACAAGGTGGGTTTCCCATGTTGGGTGTATGCCATTGTATAGAGAACTTAGTAAAGCACTGTAAGCTCTAGCCCACCCTTCACGTGAATCTCCAACTACAATATAGTTATCTTCAACACGGTTAATAGTAGGTATTGTAGGAAGGTTATCAATCTCTGATCGTTCACAAGAGAATCCTACCCCTGTCCCACAACATAAGATATATAATATATCTGAGAAAGACTGGATTGAGTTGATAGGTAAATAAGAACAGTTATATAAACAAGTATCGTCCCTATCAGCTGCCTTTCCAGCAGTCATGAGAGCCCTCATAGAGGGAAACAGCTCAAGATTAAATGTCATCTCTCTAATATCATTCCACTCCTCAAGGTGACCTTCCTTAATAGCAGGAAAACGATCCAAGAAGTAATCATAATACCTATCGACACACTCACGCCATGTCTCTCTCCGCTTCTCATCATCTAGCCATCTGCAGTAGTTACTTGTCACTACAAACTTCTGGAATTCGTCCATGTTTTCTCCTTATTGTCTTTATTACCCATCTTTAGGTACCCATAGACTAATTTTATTTGTTTTTAAGTTGTAAGTCTCTGTGGTTAATATGTTTACGCACTGAGCCATAGCCACAGCTACATCTTTAGAGGACATATCGTACTTCTTCTTCGGTTTGTACTTATCACTAGTATATAGTTCAATAATACACCCCTCCCAATCCCCTTCATCCCACTCTTCTAGCATCTTCTGTGCTGTTTTGGGACCGATTCTCCATAGTCCGGGCAAACCGTCAACAGAATCTCCAGTCATCCACTGTTCAAAGAAGAATCTTCTAGCTTCTTTCTTAGTTATAAACCGTAACTCCTCATCTTTTCTAGGGTTATAGTGCCAACCACATACCCCTTTAAGATCCTTATCTATTGTAACAGCAATAGCCTTGTTAGAGTATGTGTATATCCCAAGTATATCGTCTGCTTCTAAGGAAGGTAATTCTTTACACTTGTACTTATATCTCATGTGGTCCTTCACATCTAATAAATACTCTGGTATATAGAGATCTTCCCTGTTAGCCTTATAATCAGGCCATATATTTCTTCTGAAGTTGTCTACTCTTGAGCAAGACAGTGCTATTGTAATATCATCTACCCCATCAGGAGTCCACTGCTTAACCAGCTTCTCCAACTTAATAGGAAAATCATCAGGATCGTTTACCTCTGCCCAGAACGCCGTCTGGTATGCGAGGATATCGCCATCTAAAAAAGCTTTTCTAGGTTTCTTCCTCATCATCCTCCTCCTCATCAAGCTTACCTAATAAGAGGAGATCAATCAGTTCAGTTATACATCTTGTAAGATCATCAACGTGCTCATCCTTGTACTCCTGATTGTCAGTGGGTATTACACCACACCAAAGAGGAACAAAAGAATGGACCTTTTCTCTAAGATTTTCTATAGTACCTTGGTTCTTAATCAAACAGTTAAATAATTTTCTAAACTCTTTGGCTCCGTTGTCAATAAGTTTAGCCATATCTTCAGAGTGGTGGTTTCTCCACCGTTCCTTTGGATCAACAATCTTTCTGTTACCAGAAGAAAGGAAGATTAAAGTACCCTTGTTATTTAAACCGTACTCTACTTCATTAGGATATCTACAATCATCTATGATAACACAACGTTCCCAATATTTGTTAGAGGAAGCCATTGCCTTTGCTTCTTCTTCGCTAGCTTTCTTAATATCTTTATTCAGCTCTTCTATCCAATAGTTATCGTTCACGGCACGCTTAGCAGCGCCATAAGATTGACAAAACTTTCTATATTCTTTTGGATTATCATCTTTACTATAGCCTTTTTCGTCTGCCATAGCCTTTAGCGGGCCAGCAAAAGACAAAAGCTTAGGGACAAGACCTAAACCAAATACTTCAGCAGCAATTATATGTGCTAGCGTAGTCTTTCCAACCCCAGCTTGTCCAGCTATTATAATTAGCTGCATCATCTAACTCCTTGTAAAGTGTCTTTGGTTGTACGTGGTCTCCTACCTTGAAACCACAAATTCTTAATAAGTAACATGTCATTAACGCACACGATGGTGGTAATAGTTTAGGTAATATAAACCTACCTAGAAAATACCAAAATATAATACTCCTTGCGTCACCAATATAACGGTAACTAGGATACTTCTTTGGTTTATAATTAGCAGCTTCATCATCAGTCAATGGTTTCCACTTAAGTTTATCATGACTATATAAAAAATCAGTAAGCTGCTGAAGGGAAACGTGAGCCTCATCTAACTCTACCACCTTAATAGGGGCATAGACTAGGTTATGGAATTTATCAGCGTCAACAAACTTAGCTTTGTGAGACTTATCTGAAGCTAACACTACTCTACTTCCTTCTCTATCAAGCATTATACCACAGTGATGTATGTCGGTCAAGGCAGAATATTTAATAATCTTTGCTCTCCAGTCTTTTGATCTATCATAAAAACAGACCGAGACTTTAGTTGGAAGAACTTCATACCTCATGATTGATACAGTATTACCATACCCAAGGCAACAGCAAGAGCATGTTCCATACGTGCACCTTCACTCCGCTCCCAACCAGATAACATATAAACACAATGACAAGAAAATACAAGATCAACATCTCGTTTCAAAGCTTCCCTTAATTCTTTCTTAGTCATATCATCCTCAGGATCAACACCTTCATACCTATCAATAGCAGCAGGATTAACAGGATTCCATATATTTTTCTTACGTAGATTCTTCTCTGCTGCATCAAAGGCATCATGATTATTTCTCTCATAACCTCTCATAGGCCCAGCAATATATATATTTAGTTTTGTTTCTACTTTTGTTTCCATCAGTGACACTCCGACCAATTTTTACCAATTCTAAAGTTGCCGTCCATAGGGACAACACAACCTAGTAATTCTCCAGCTTCTATTATTGCTTCAACCCCTAGTTGTCCTACATGTTCTGCTATAGTGGGGTCACATTCAAGCTGCCACTCATCATGAACTGTAGCCATGAATGCAACTCTATCATTATAGAGCATGGATAGCTTAGTGTCAAGAATATTCTGAGCAGTTTTCATAATAACAGCACCATCTCCTTGTATCTGTACATTCAAAGCCTTGTGCTTAGCTCTACAAGGAACCTCTCTATCATCTAGTAGGGTAATCGTTCCCTTCTTTGCTACTTGAAACTGACAATTCTCTATTAGATTCCTAAGAGCAGGCATTTCGGAAAGGAATTTGTTTCTGATTTCCTTACCTTCCTTAGCTCTCTTGCCTACAATCTTACCAATCTTACCATCACCAGCACCATAGACTAGAGCATAGAAAAACGTCTTAGCTTTATCTCTTGTAGATAGACCAGCGGCAGACTGATTCAAGCTATGGATGTCGCCGTTAATAACAACTTCTCCGTAGTTACCATCATCCCAGTTAGCCATTCGATTAGCCAACAACCTAGCTTCTAGACCAGCAGCATCGATA